CCTATACTAACAGCATGAACAAAATCAACGACCCCTGCACGCTTGCTCTTGAGACTGATGAGGTGCTCATGCAGATCCACAACCCATACGTCGCCAACCTGGTTGAGATGGGATACGATCGGGCAGACTGCGAGATGGTCGCCTCTGCTGGTCTAGATGCCACCTATCCCCGTGTGATCCATGGTCGCACGTTTGACACCAAGGAACAGTATGAAGAGGAACTGGCAGACTATCTCAACGGACTGTGACACTTGCCAAGGTGTCACACAAAATAGGCACAGCACTCAAAACTCTGTATTGTAGAGTCATGAACAAAATCGATCCACGCAACGACATAGCAGCAGGCATCCGATCCTTCTGCATCTCCAATCCAGAGGCAGACTTTGAAATGGTCATGGATTTTGTAGACTCGCAGATCGCACCCTTTGAGGCAGACGATGACCTCTGCGATCTTGCCCTGATGATCATGATGGACGTGGACGAAAGCAACCAGTCCACCTAGTGTCACACAGGGGGTTGCAAGATACCCCCATCCATTCTATTATTCATTCAAGTCAAACAACCAACGACTCTCATGCGTAAGATCGAATCCCAGATGATCGCTGCTATCAAGGCAGACAAGAACTGGTCATCAGGCAACACTCAAGTTGTTACAAACATGGGCGTTTCTATTGTATACCTCCATGGCAACAAGATTGCAATGGTTGATGACACTTCGCTGACTCTATTTGATGGTGGTTGGCAATCTGTCACCACTAAATCACGTCTCAATGCATTGTGCTCTGAATTCTGCATTGCTGGTGAGGGTGTATTCCAGAAGGATTTCCTCTGGTATGTTCGCAAGTTCGTTGGACAGGCAGGTCAGTCTAAAGTGTACAACGTAGAAGATTTCTACTCTGGATTCGTGTTCGCCTGATGTTCACCAAGGGGGGAAGATTGTTCCCCCTTCCTTATTAACAACGCCATCCAATCATGATCATCCCAGGTAACACAGACGGCAGTCATTTCATTCTTTGGATCTTTCGTAAGTTCTTCCCCTAAATGTTACAAACTGGTCGGCTGCCTCAACCAATTGGCAAGGTGGCACACTAGAGGTAGGCAACGCCCCTCTAGGGTCTACAATAAACACATACCAAACAAACGAACCACATGAGCACAGCAACCGACACCACGTACAACGGATGGGCAAACTACGAGACATGGAATGTCTCGCTGTGGATCGGTAACGATGAGTTCCTTTACAACACGGCAAAGGCATGTGTGAAGTTCTGCAGTGAGGACGAGACGCCTTGGGATAAGTTCGTCCGTTGCATGACAGATGGACAGATCGGACGGATGCTAGGCAAGACTGATGATGGTGTGTCATGGAATGATCCTGCCATCGATGCAGACGAAATGAACGAAATGATGGACGAACTCTGAACTGTCCTCCTAGGGGTAGGCAACCCTGCCCCTGCTGCTACAATTAGTTCAACAAACAAACAACCAATCAAATCATGTTCGCAGTTCAACCAACCTCCTTCGGCACCTTTGATCAGCACGGTGCAGACTATGCCATCAACATCGGGCACGCCTACCGTATCGCTGCCATCCGTCAGGCAGAGCGAGAGGGTGATCAAATGATTTGGAAACTCACCGAGGGCAATCCTATCCCATGGGTGCGTGTTTATGAAGGCGACAACATCAGCAGCGTGACAGAGCAGGAACTGGCACTGCTTGCCTAGGCAGGAGAGCCCAGGGCGCTATACTAACAGCATGGAAAACAAAGCAACCAAACTCAACCGCTCTGCTGACGGTATGTTCCTCACATCAGAGAACCCCTCCCCTCTCATGACAAAGGTCATGGAGAATATCAAACGCCAGATGCAGGCAGAGACAGAGAGACGCGATCGCATCAGAGCAGGGATTGCACCCGCTGGCGATTGGGGCACCTTCAGCATCAGCGACCGCCACTGATGCTGTCGTATCTCTCCAAACCACGTCGCCCATCCTACTATCACGCCGTCATGTTTAAACTCATTTGTATCGCTGCCATCGCTGGTCTCTTCTGGACTAGCGCCCCTGCCCGTACTGTGACAGCTGACGCACTGGTCTCCACTGCAGAGTTTCTGCGCCCCTGACCCTGTAGAATTCAAACAACAAACAAACGGACACCATGAACGCCACAACCTTTGATCTCTCCAATGCCGTTCGCATCTATGAAGAGACGATCGCCCCTCTTCATGCTCGCTACCTGTCAGAAGACAATGCAGGCGGCAAGATGAGGGCATCGATGGGCGACCTCTATGAGGACGTGGCACAGGCGGTGATCTATGCAGTCGATCCATCGATCGTATGCAAGCACAACGATTATATAATGATCGAGAGCAGAGGCGGCAAGTCATACAAGAAAACCCAAGTCGATATCCATGCTTACAAGGATGGGGAACTGATCTTCATTGTAGAGGGCAAGACGTATCTAGACTCATCCATGCTGGATCGTGCCTGCAGTGAGTTCGATAAGATCCGCCGTGTCTACCCTGGCATCCCTGCAGCGGTGTTCAGTGGGCAGGATGCGACAGACCCTGACTCTGCAGCATGGTTCGCTGATGAGACAGAGCATAGCGTTTTCATTGTCAACAGCACCAAGCAACGCCGCTCGACTGCCCCCATCTTTGAGACAGCAGACCCGCTCGACATGACGGCGCTGCAGGCATTCGCCCGATGGGTTGACTCCTGCATCTGATCTGGTAGACTAATCAAAGAAACAAACCAAGCACCCATGAATCCAGTCATCGTCCTCGACACCGACAGCACAGCAACCGAGCAGATCAGACTCTACCCGATGACTCGCCGTTGCATGGTCTTCTGGCATTCGGGTCACTACAGCACCCACACCGTCCGCCGTCGCGACATGCTGCGCCTGCTTCTGAATCTAAAGCAGAGCGCAGGTGAATGGGTGAATCGCGTAGCCCTTGCCTGACCTATAGGGGCAGGGGTAGACAGTTTCTGGACTGTTATATGCCCCCCTATGCCCCCTAGGCGATGCGCCAAGCGAAAATCAATGGGTCCCTCCTAACCTACAAAAGTATCCAGACGACCACTAAATATTTTTGAAAATGGTTTTTTTAAAACCATGAGAAGGAAAAAAATTTCCCAGCAAAAAAATGACTAAAAAAGTCGATGTAAGAACGACACCCGAAGAGGAGTTTTCGTATATTGCATTAACACTTGGAGAACTTTATAAGATAGTAGGTTCCCACATCATGAAAAAACTTACCACCATAGGAAAATGATTGACCCGTATCAGTATATGAGAGATCGTGAAGAGATTCTAAAAGACTTCGATGGATTTTGCAATTCCATTGAGGGGAAGGCAGCACAAACGTTTAGTGGACAAAATAATGAAACAGCAGACAGACTCGCAAAATTCAGTCAAGAGGATCCAAGAATTGGAGATGCGAGTGAAGAATCTGGAGGAGATGGTGCAACAGCTGCAGAGACCACAATTGATGTATCGTCGTCCGAACTCGAATAGATACGAGAAGGTAACTGAATATCTAGATGATGTAGAAAAACGTTTATCAGGAGTAGAGAATGCCAGGACTAGTAGCATTAATCAATAGTGGTGTGACTGCAGCAGATGTATCTGCTTATAATGCAAGTCTCCAAGGGTTAACTCCTGCAGAATTAGCAGCAGTAACAACACAAGCACCTAAAGTAGGAGTTGGAACAGACTCTGGAAGCGTCACAGGAGCGGCAGGATGTTGCGTTACCCCACCATTCGTCACCACAGGTACTCCGACATCTTTAAACGTCCGTATAGAGGGTTCTGCGCCGCTGTTAGATGGTGATGTATTAACACCAGTAGTGGGAGTAAATCCTTGTACGGTTATTCCGTCACCATGTACTAACACTAGAACAGCGATTTCCACATCATCTGGGAAGGTACTCATTAATGGGAGACGACCCGCACTAGTGGGAGATATATTAAATTCTGCAGTAGGCATTACGGTAGCAATAGGATCAAGTACAGTCATTTCACTATGACTGTGCTATAATAACTGAAGTTCATTAATTAACTATGGCAAAATCAAAAGTTGGTCTGTCTGGGCGGCAGATGATCGAATCCCACCCCAAGTCTACTCGCCAGGGAAATGGGAAGAACACGAAGTATGCTGCTACTAGCAGAAATAAGGCACGAAAGCCTTACCGAGGACAGGGTAAGTGACATTAATTTGCAATCTTCCTGCAGAGACAGTTTGGGTACGCAAAGAATACTTGCGTGATCATCAAGATGGACATGGGGAATTTGTGCAAGGCGTTTGGGTATCAGCAAAATCGATACCTGGACGTTGTTTTTATTTTGAGACGTATTTACCAGAATATGGAGCAATGTATGACAAATTACCTATAAGCGCCTTTCTCCGAGCGCCGAAAACGCCGATCGTGGATATGGATTTGTCTAACTTACAATTTTGGAATTGTATGGACTATGGTGTCACTGCAATGAACAAAGGATTTGTAAGTTCCATGGATGCTGAATTGTACACGAGGAACCATGGTAAGATGCATGGTCAATATTTGTTTACATTAGATAATTATCATGCAGATCCTAATGTGATAGATAATAATGTAAGTGAGGCTCCTGCCGAACACAAGAGTCATAATTGTATTGCACTAGAGAATGGTCAATTTGCATTGTATCCTAATAACAGGATGCGATTATATGACATGTCAATTACACCATCTGAACCAAAAGTTCCCGACTTTAAGGTATCGACAATCGAGTATCAAGTTGAGAACGGATTAGACTGGGGTAGATTAGGCGACACTGACGATTACTTTTGGGAAACCCCAGAAGAACGGGATAGTAACCCCATCAAAAGTTCTGACCCCACTTTTCTAACGGAGTAAACATGGGCAACCATCATCAAGTTGATAAGAGTCAAAGTTTTGTTGATGAGGGCATGACTCTTATCACTGAAACAGACTCTGATAGATACCTAGATGCTGCTGCAAAGCAGCGTAGAGCAAAAAAGAAGGAAGAACTATACGCTGTGCCAGAAGACCTTCAACGTCCATCTAAAGAGTTTGTTGAGCGTTGGGCGCAGTAAATATATAAGTGGTGGATAAATAATTGAAACCACCATATCTAAAGTGCCAAAGTACACCGAATTTAAGGACATTGGCGTTGCTTTTAAAAAGCATCCGATCACTAACGATCTTGTTACCGTTAAGAACGATGTGGATATTAAGCAAGCTGTTAAAAATTTAATTTTAACAAACAAAGGGGAGAGATTTTTTCTACCAGATCTTGGTTCTGATTTAATGACCCTCCTCTTTGAACCAATGGACTTTGGTACAATTGGTTTGATCGAAGATGAAATTCGTCGAGTACTTTCTGTGTATGAACCTCGTGTTGAGGTTCAAGAACTTCGTACAGAACCAAATTTTGAAGATAATGGTTATGAAGTCGAACTAACCTTCAAAATTGTTGGTAGACAAGACACAGTATATGATATCGAATTTTTCCTAGAAAGAACTAGATAAATGCCTTACACTCAAGTATCAAATTTAGATTATATTGATATAAAAACTTCCCTCAAAGAATATTTGAGAGC